GGGTCTGGACAAGGTCACCAAGATCATGTCCTCCGAGTATGACGTGGTGTATATCCAGGAAGCTACGGAGTGCACCGAGAATGACTGGGAGAGCATCACTAGCCGGTTGCGTAACTGGGTGATGCCGTACCAGCAGCTGATCGCAGACTGCAACCCGGCTCAGCCGACGCACTGGCTGAAGCTGCGATGTGACACGGGTCGTACCACCCTGTTCGCGTCTCTGCATGAGGACAATCCCATGCTGTTCGACGAGGACGGCGAGATCACCGGCAAAGGCCAAGATTACATTGACAAGCTTGACAGACTATCTGGAGTCCGTTTTCAGCGACTTCGGCAAGGCAAGTGGGCCGCTGCTGAGGGAGTTGTCTATGATGAGTTCCTCTCCGAGGTTCACATCCTTGATCGCATCCCTGTCAGCAATGAGCCTACAGATGCCTTTGGCGTTCCCCTTGGCTGGAAGCGCTATTGGGGAGTGGACTTCGGATTCGTCAATCCATTCGTCTGTCAGTTCTGGGCCGAAGACGGTGATGGACGGCTCTACCTGTACCGCGAGATTTACCGGACTCACACAACTGTGGACGTCCACGCTAAGACCATCATCAACATCGTCGCCCCTGATGGGCGATGGCTTGAGCCGAAGCCAACTAGCGTCGTCTGTGATCATGACGCGGAGGGCCGGGCGGTATTCGAGCGGGAGACACAGCTGTCTACCCAGCCTGCCCACAAGTCCGTTCTTGAAGGAATCGAAGCAGTTCAAGTTCGACTCCGAGATCCGGGCGACGGCAGACGTAGGTTGTACCTGGTGCGCGATTGCGTTGTTGAGCGGGACCTTGATCTAGCCGACGCGGGTCGCCCCACTTGTACTCAGGAAGAGATTCCTGGCTATGTTTGGGCGAGAAAAGGTAAGGGCGAAGGTAAGGAGACAGACGAACCACTCAAGGTGGATGACCATGGTTGTGACGCAATGCGGTACGTCGTGGCAGACCGAGACTTTGGCATCCGCGCTCTCTACCGGACCATTACGGTCTAGAAGGGTCAAAGATGAGCATTCCGACATTCCCAACCGGGCACACCGTGTATTTCCGGCGTATCCCGGAGATAATGGTCGAAGGGAAGCGACTGGGGCGCAACGTCCGGTACGACAGCCGGAACGCGCGCTACCCGTACCAGCGGCAGCGCCTGGCTTCCGATGCCAAGGACCAGCTGTGGCCGCGCCGTATACCCATTCTCAACCAGGGCGACGTTGGGGCTTGCACGGGGAACGCCAAGACCGGCGAACTCGGCACCGAGCCGTTCTACACGGACCTGACCTCCCGGGCCAAGTTCGCATCGCTCGTGCTGGACGAGTCCTTCGCTCTCGGGATCTACAGCCAGGGCGAGACGATCGATGGTGACGGGCCGTACCCGCCGAATGACAATGGGTCGTCTGGCCCCTCCGTCTCGCAGGCTGCGAAGAACGACGGCTACCAGAACGGATACCTCCACATCACTTCGGTCACCGACATGGTGGACGCTCTCCAGGACGGCCCGGTCATCGTGGGCTACAACTGGTACACCTCGTTCGACAGCCCGGACGCCAATGGCCTCATCACGCTGGCCCCGGGCGCTACCGTACGCGGCGGCCACGAGACCCTGGTCCGGGGGTGCAAGATCTCCGATCAGCTGCTCTACCAGGACAACAGCTGGGGTGAGTCCTTCGGGGTCAACGGGAGCTTCCAGCTTTCGTTCACGACCATGGACGACCTCCTGAACCAGCAGGGCGACTGTACCAAGTCGGTGCCGCTCAGCGCTCCCGTACCTACCCCGGTCGAAGGTCCCGGCGACCTGGATGCCCTGCTGTGGTATGGCGGGGCGGGCTCGCACCTCGCGAACGGCGCGCAGGGATGGTGTCGTGAGCGGCACCTGGCCCCGGGGGCCATCGAGCTCCAGCGTGACCTGCAGAACTGGGCGCACCTGAAGGGACTCCGCGGATGAGCACCCAGACCATCGAACAGCCCGGCCGACGGCCGCTGGGCCTTGTCTGGCGCCAGGCCGTGAGCGCGCTCCTGGTTGCGGTGGCTATCGCCGGCAACGTGACCCGGGCGCAGGCCAAGCCGACGCTGGCGCATCTGCGCGATCATGCCTACAGCATCTGCGGCTTCATGTTCATTAGCGCGGCCGCATTCACGCACTCGGTGTTCACCGGCTTGCTGGTGACCGGCGTCCTGTTCTTCGTATACGAGTTCAAGGTGGCCGACGATGGCAATTCTTGAAACGCAGGGCCGCCACCCCAGTATCGTGGCCGTATCGCGCCGGTTCGAGATCGACCATCTGACTGATCCGGATCTGCGGCAGGTCGGCATGGCCTCGGCCCGGCTGGCTGCTGAGATGCTGGCGCGTATCCGGGGCGAAGACGTCGAGCTCACCAAGGCCCTCGACAAGCTGGCCGACGCCCGCGATGGATTCATGCGGGCACTCAAGTACACCCAGGGAGGGTAACGCACCGTGGCGCTGAACTATGTCAATCTGACCGTCGATCTGTACGACGGTCAGGGCAACCCGCTGACTAGCGGTGTTGTGACGTTCACGCCCAGCGCCACCCTAGTTGACCCTGGCGTCGAGATCGTGCCCACCATGGGCATCAACGTAGCGCTCAAGGTGGGCGGCCCGCCAGTGGTCAAGTTGCTGGCTACCGACAATGGCAGCGTTACCCCGTCCGGCTGGGGCTGGGTTGTCACGTACAGCAATGTACCGGGCAACCCAGCCCAGCAGACGATACTTCTGCCGTTCGCCAGCGGTTCCAACCAGTTCCTCAGTTCGCAAGTGTCCGTGCCGGTCGTCACCGCTAATGTTCAGGCCATGCCGCTCCCCACGGGAACGCCTACGGCTGGACAGATCCCAGTGGCTACTGGCTCGGGAGATAATTCTTCCTGGACCAACCAGAACAGCGGAGGTCTGTTCGGAGACGGTTCTGATGGCCCCCTGACATTCGATGGGGTCAGTACCGTAGCGGGCATCGTCCCCTCGGGTGGCACATACACGCTGGTACGGGATCTGTACGGAACCAGTCTAACTATCAATAATGGCGTTACCGTAAACCCGCATGGTTATCGCTTCTTCTGTATGGGCACGTTCACCAATAATGGCACCGTGACTGTTGCGGGCGCTAACGCAAGCGGTGCTGCGGGTGCTGGCGCTACCGGATCGGCCGTATATGCAGGCGGAAGAGCAGGGGCCGCTGGCGCAACTGGGGCCGGAGGAAATGCTGCCGGCTTCGGGGGTGGCGTGTCCACCGGATCTAACCAGGGCAACGGTGGAGGGGGCGGAGCAGGAACTTCTGGCGCTGGAGGTACAGGAGCCACCGCCACCAACGTTGTTCAGCTTTGGTGGAAGACCATTATCCCGTTGCTTACTGGCGTAATGTCGGCTTTCGCGGCCACTGTTGGCGTAGCTGGTGGCCAGGGAGGCGGGGGTGGCGGCGGGGATGGTACAAACTCGGGAGGCGGAGGCGGTTCTGGCGGCGGAGTGGTGGCAATATTCGCCTGGGCCATAGTCAATGCTGGGATCATCAATGCGTCCGGAGGTAACGGGAACAGCCCAACCGTCGGAAACGTTGGAGGCGGGGGTGGCGGAGGAGGCGGCCTGATTGTGGGCGTCTCGCTATCTGTCTGGAGCAACACCGGCACCATGAATGTAGCTCCCGGTTCGGGCGGTACGTTGCATGGTGCGGGTTCCGCAAATGGAACTGGCGGCAATGCTGGCCAGACTGCGAATGTTGTGGTGATGTGATGGCTAAGTCCCTCATCGGCAAGATGATGAACCTCCAGCGGCCCATCCCCTTCAACGCGCGCTGGAACGCTACCAGCGGTCAGCTGTACGGCTCCTACGGTTCGGATCGGTTCACTCAACTGCAGGCTATGGGCGGCACGGGCACCCTGTTCGCCATCGTACAGTTGCTGAGCCAGGGCCAAGCCAAGATGAAGTGGGGCATGTACCGCCATCCCGTGGACGGCCGGGTGCGCTATACCAACAGCGACCAAGGCTCGGACATGCGGGAGGAAGTCCTAAAGCACCAGGCCCTCAAGTTGTGGAAGCGTCCCAATCCGTTCATGACCGGGAATGACTTCCGGGAGATCGGCTGGCAGTTCATGGAGCTGGTCGGTGAGTGGTACTGGGTGATGGACCGGGGTCCAAGCGGTGAGAGCTTCCCGCTCGAGATGTGGCCGGTACGCCCTGATCGCATGACGCCGGTTCCGGACAAGAATGACTTCCTGGTTGGCTGGGTATATACCGGCCCACAGGGCGAGGAAGTGCCGCTGGCGGCCAGCGAAGTCATCCAGCTGCGCTACCCAAATCCGGCCGACCCGTACCGGGGCCTCAGTGCTGTGCAAGCACTACTGGCCGACATCGATAACGCGCGCTACTCAGCTGAGTGGTCCAGGAACTTCTTCCTCAACGGCGCTACGCCAGGCGGCATTGTTACTTTCGCCAAGCGGCTAACCGACGATGAGTTCCAAGAGTTCACCTCGCGCTGGCGTGAACAGCATCAGGGTGTAGCGCGCGGCCACCGGGTGGGGGTGCTAGAGCAGGGGGCGCTCTGGACCCCGAACACCTACTCGCTGCGGGACATGCAGTTCGCTGAGCTCCGGAACATGAGCCGCGACGTCATCCGGGAAGCCTACCGGATACACCAGGCGATGCTGGGCCTGTCCGATGACGTCAACCGGGCCAATGCGCAGACTGCTGAAGAGGTGCACATTCAGTGGCACGAGATCACGCGGGCGGAACGTACCGCCAACGTGCTGAATGACCTGTACCTCCCGTGCTTCGGGAGCACCGGAGCCGGGGTCGAGTTCGACTTCAAGGACCCGGGGTATGCATCGGCTAACGATGCCAACGAGGAACTTACCGCCAAGAGCACGGCGGCACAGAGGCTAGCGGCCGCAGGCTGGGATCCTGCGGGCGTGCTAGAGACCGTGGGCCTGCCGCCCATGAAGTTTGTCGGTCCGCCAGCGCCGGCAGGGGGCGGGGGCGCGGGCTTTCCGCGTCCCTCCTCCGGGCGGCCGAGCAGTACTGAGCCCAATCAGAGTCACCAGAATGAACCTGGCGAGGGTCAGCCAGAAAACAGGATTCCAGGATACAAGAGCCCTTCGGACCTGAGTCTGTGGAGCGAAGACGATGTCCTGGATCTCGCAGGAATTATCCGACAGCAATTCCGCGAGGTACTTGGTAATGGCAACGGCCACGCTAGGAGGTAAGGAGTGAGTCGCAACACGCCCTGGCGGACGGCCCGCCAGCAGTTTGCGCTGCATCGTCAGGGGAACGACTGGTACCGGATCAAGAACCAGAAGGAAGGCCCGGTACAGATCTACATCTACGACGAGATCGGATACTTTGGCGTTTCGTCCGCGGACTTCATCCGCGACCTGGCGGACGTCAACGGCCCGATCGACGTCCATCTCAACAGCCCGGGTGGCGAGGTCTTCGATGGCATCGCTATCTACAACACGCTGATGGCCCGCCGCGACGTCAACATCTTCATCGACGGCATCGCGGCCTCCATCGCCAGCGTCATCGCTATGGCCGGCAATCCGGTCCAGATGGCGCGCCAGGGCACCCTGATGATCCACGACCCGTTCTGCATGGCGATCGGGAACGCCCAGGACCTCCGGGACATGGCGGAGCAGCTGGAACGTTCCGGTAGCCAGCTGGCTCAGATCTACAGCGAGCACACCGGAAAGCCGGTGGACTACTGGCGCGAGATCATGCGGGCCGAGACCTGGTTCGATCTGGAAGAGGCCATGGGCGTCGGTCTGGTCGACAAGGCTATTGACTCCGGAGCGGGCCGCGCTGTCAAGGACCCGCGTGACACGTGGGATCTCTCGGTGTTCCGGGCCGGCCAGCGGCCACCGAAGGATGCGGCTACCCGGCCGTACGTAGGCGAGACGCAGACGCGCCATGCCCCGATGACTGGCACCCACGTGCACGACCACGCGGCTGCCGGCGCATCCGATCACGACGACGGACAGCATGCCCACGCGCACACTCACAACGGGGATGCGGATCACGTCGGGCATGACCACTCCGGCCAGCAGGACTCCGCTGTCGATTACAGCGGCCGTACTGAGGGCGACGAGTACCAGTACGGGCAGGGTCAGCCCGGCACTATCCAGGCATCCGCTAAGCCCGATGATGGCAAAGGCGGAGATGGGGGAGAGACCCCCGACCAGGTCGGCTGGGAGCAATTCTCTGACGAGGACCTCCGGGCTCTGACCGCTTCTCTGAAGGGAGTACGCCAGTAATGCCAACAGCAGCGCCGACCCGGCCGGAGGAGTTCGAGGACGCCCTGTCCGACCCGGCCAAGATCCGTGCCATGATGACGGAGGGCAACTTCAAGGACTTCGTCAAGGAGTACGCGACCTCCATCGCCAGCAAGGACACCAGCCTCAAGGCCCAGATCGACGAGCAGGTCCAGCTGGGCCTGGCGGAGTTCCTGCAGAAGAATCGCCAGAACGGCAACCTGGCTTCCCGGCTGAACCTCGGCGACATCGCTGAGCCGGGCAGTACCCGCGCGGTCTCGATGGGCAAGGGGGCGGTCTACAACCCGCGCTCCTACGGCGCCAAGCTCCAGAAGGGTCTGGCCCAGGAGGACCAGTTCGCCGACACCGCCGAGTTCTTCCAGGCGGTCTGGCCCCGGTACGAGACCCTGAAGAACAGCGAGCAGCTGGCTCGGAAGCGGGACGCCCTGCGGAAGATCCAGAACTCGTTCGGCTCCGAGGTCCCGGCCGACGGTGGATTCCTGATCCCGGAGAACCTCCGCTCCGAGATCCTGCAGGTGGCACTGGAGTCCGCCGTCGTCCGGCCGCGCGCCCAGGTGATCCCGATGGACAGCCTGCGGGTGCCGATCCCCATGATCGACACCACCAGCAACGTGTCCAGCGTGTTCGGCGGGGTGGTCTGCTACTGGACCGAGGAAGCCGCGCAGCTGGTGGAGAGCCAGGCGTCCTTCGGGCGTGTCGTGCTCGACGCCAAGAAGCTGACCGGCTACGCCGAGGTGCCGAACGAGTTGCTCGCGGATGCTCCGGCCTTCGCCAGCTTCTTCGACAGCATCTTCCCCCGGGCTATCGCCTGGTTCGAGGACATCGCGTTCATGACCGGCACGGGCGTGGGCGAGCCGCTGGGCTTCATCAACTGCCCGGCTTCCGTCCAGACCGCGACGGAGACCGGCCAGGCGACCAAGACCATCGTCTGGGAGAACATCGTCAAGATGTTCGCCCGCATGCTCCCGACCGCGCTGGGCAACGCGGTGTGGATCTGCTCCATCGACACCTTCCCGGAGCTCGCGACGATGGCTCTGTCCGTCGGCACGGGTGGCGGGCCGGTCTGGATGGGCAACTACACCAGCCCGGGTGCGAACACTCCGCCCATCACGATCCTGGGCCGCCCGGTGTACTTCACGGAGAAGACGCCGCAGCTGGGCACCACCGGCGACATCAGCTTCGTGGACCTGGGGTACTACCTCATCGGCGACCGGCAGATGATGCAGTCGGCGTCGAGCGAGCAGTACAAGTTCCAGAACGACAAGACCGCTTTCCGGGTCATCGAGCGGCTGGACGGCCGCCCGTGGATCCAGAGCGCGATCACCCCGCACAACAACAGCACCAACACGCTCACCCCCTTCGTCCAGCTGGCGTCCCGCTAGCCGGACCCGCCTAGGTCCGAGGCCGGGGCCTCAGTGCCCCGGCCGGTAGGACCGAATCCGCCCGGCATTAACACCCCGGGCAGAAGGAGTACAGAATGGCAGGAATGGAAGCCCTCGGGAGACTGGTGAACGTCATCCCGATCGGCGCGGGCAATGCGTTCAAGATGCGCGGGGCCTCGGGCGTCCTCGTGGTCTGCACCGGCACGGACACCTTCACGGTGAACGAGGCCAGCAGCTTCGGAGGCACCTACACGGCGCTGAACTGCATCAAGAACGTGTATGGCTCGACGGCCACCAACGGCACGGCGGGCTGGACCAAGCTGACCTATGTCAACGGCACCACGCCGCTGTCAGCGGTCACCATTGGAGGCGGCTCGCCTACGATCGCCAGCGCGACCATGCTGGCGTTCCACGTGTTCACGTCGGAGTTCTCCGACCCGTTCAACTACCTGAAGGTGACCGTCGCGGCCTCTGGCCTCGTCACGGTTCTCCCGTACGACCTGGTCCACCAGCGTGGGCCGGCCAACCTCGAGATCCTGGGGGCCTAACAACCATGGGATCGACCGCCCGGGGCTTCATCCTGCGTGACCTCACGCAGCACGCGAAGCCAGAACTGGGCCGAGTCAACGTCAATGTGGCCAAGGTGCTACCTGCGACGGCGACCGGCAACCTGTTCACCGTGACGGGCGCGATCGTGGTTACCGGGCTGGTGGGAGTCGTCACAACCGTGTTCACGGCGACGGCGGTTCACATCAGCCTGGGCCACAACGGGGTCGGAGGTGTTGGCTCCAGCGTCAACGCCATTGCGGCCAACCCCGCGTCCGCCTACGCAAGCACCGCTGTAGGCAGCGTCATCACTCCCCCGCCCACGCTGGGCGGGGTGCTGCCGGCTGCGGACACCTCTGCCGAGACCATATCGGCGGCAGGGCTGTTCTCTGTCCAGAACACCATCATCACGATCACCACCGATGCGACCAACACGGGTGCCATCACGTGGATCCTCAGCTGGGCTCCGCAGTACCCGAAGAACCAGGTCGCCACGGTGGTGAATGACTGATGTCGGTCAAGCCACTTTCGATCATGGGGACGCCGGTCGTCAAGACCGGCATCACCCCGGCGACCGGGAGCGGCGTCACGCTGTACACGGTGAGCGGCGCGGTCCTCGTGACCGCGCTGTTCGCCCGTGTCACTACGGTGATAGGCGCTACCGCTGCGACGCTGTCCCTCGGGACGGCCGTGAGCGCAACCGCCATCGCCACTGCTACGTCCATCGCCTCTCTGGCGGCCGGCACATTCCTGCTGCCGTCTAGCTCGGCTGGCGTGGGCGGGGCACTGGTGGCCAACAGCGCGCCGTTCCTGACGGCTGGGTTGTTTCAGTACCAGCCGTTCATCGTGGCCGGCAACATCCAGTACACAATCTCGGCGACGAACACGGGTGCACTGGAGTTCTACCTCTGGTACGAGCCGCTCGACTTCGACGCCACCGTCAGCTGAGGAGGCCTGATGCGCTGGGATTGCGATAACTGCGGTACGCTGCAGATCGCCGACACCATCGAGAACTGCCCGGTCTGCCATGAGCCGAGGCCGCGCGTAGACGTGGCGGAGGAGCCCGCCTCAGCGCCTGCCCCGGAGGGTGTGACGGGTGACCAGCCGTCCGGTACCTTCCCTGCGGACGGGGCTCCTCCGTCACCCCAGGAAGACGAGCCGGCCCAGCCGCCGGAGGAGGAGGACGACGAGCCACATGGCCAAGATTAGTACGGCCTATGTCAGCAATTTCAGCGCGTCTCTGGAGGCCACCCTGCTTCAGAACCAGGGTCTCCCGGTGTACGTCAACGTGGCTCGGGTGAGCGAGAAGCTGCCCGACAACCGTAACACGGAGCGTGTGTCCGCAATGACGCCGGATGAACAACTCCGGGAAGAGGCCGGTTTCGGGTACACGCTACCGCCGGATGTTCAGGACCAGCTCACGCTGGAGCGCCCGGACGAACTCGACAGCCAGATCATCGAGGAAGGGGGCGAGGTCCCATCTCTTGGTACCAACTCCTTGACATCAGGAAGCAAGCCCGAACCGAGTGGCTCCTCACCCCAGGCAACGCCAGCGTCCCACCCGTCGCCTGCCCCCGGTGCGGAGAACCCCTCCTCAGCGGACCACCCAACCAGCCAACCACCCTCTACTGCAAGTTCGACTTCTGGCAGTGGCCAAGGGACTGGCTCCGACCAAGCCCACCCATCGGGCTCTTCGGCGGAGTTAGCGACACAGACTCCTCCTACGAGGGCTTCGGCTAGCGAGCAGGACCCGGGCTCTGGCGGCTTCGCCGTGAGCGGCCCGGTCGAGTAACAACTTAACATTCGCCGCTTCCCACCTCTTACAGAGGTTCTCGGCAAGAAAGCAAGGTACAGGAAATGGCGCTGGTAGTGAACCGGCCGTGCTACGTCACGCGTGAAGAAGTCATGCGCGCGATGGACATCAAGGCTGCCGCTTATAATAGTGGGCAGGTTGATAGGCAACTTCTGGCTGCCAGCGAATCAGCCGAGAGCCTCTGTAAGAGGAACTTCTACGTCAACTACACTACCCATAGCTGGGACTGGCCTAACTTCCAGTACGCCTATCCGTGGCGGCTCTGGCTAGACCAGTGGGAGCTAGCGGCCAATCCGACGGCAATCATATCTGGCCCGTACCTGACGACGCCGGTCGTCATCCCGGTGGGGGACGTTCTATTCCAGCCGGTGAACCAGGGTCCGCCGTTCCGATGGATAGAGCTCCGGCGTGACCTCAATGATGCTTTCGGGAACAACACCACCCCGCAGAACGACATCCAGATCACGGGTCCGTTCGGATACTGGCTGAACACATTCTCGGTCGGGTCCTTGTCTACGGCCGTTACCAGTACGACCCAGAGCACCGTGCAGATGAGCGTGGGGAGCGGGGCTGGAGCCGGGGTCGGCGACACGCTGATCATCGGCACTGAGCAGATGATAGTACAGGACGCCAACTTCGTCCAGGTAGACACCACCGTCTCTGGGCTAACCAGCAACCCTCCTAGCAAGTCCGATGTAGCGATCGGTGTGGCCAACGGAGCCAACTATACCACCGGAGAGACGCTCATCGTTGACAGCGAGGCCATGCTGATACAATTCATCACCGGCAATACCTTGACCGTTCAGAGAGCTTGGGATGGCTCCGTATTGTCCCCTCACGCCGCGAACGCCCCTATCTACGCGAAGCGGTTGCTCACCGTACTACGCGGACAACTCGGCACAACGGCGGCCACCTACACGCAAGGCACAGCGGTAGCGGCCCGGCTTATACCCGGGCTCGTG